TAATATTGGTATCGCAGTATTATTAATTTTTACTTTTAAATTAGCTTTTCCGTTATTAATACTTAGAGCAATAGGTGAATTAACAAAAGGACCTTCTTTAATTTCAGTAGATCCAGAAACTCCAATACTTTTAATAGTCCATGTCATTAATAAATTTTGTTTACTCAATTGCTCCTCAGAAATATTGTAATCAATTGATATATTTATTAATATTGGAATAGAAATTCCGTTAGGGTTAATCTTTTTTAACTCTGAATTTGTTATATTTATTGAAAGAGTAATTGTTCCAGTTATAGTACCAACCAGAGGATTTGACTCGCTTGGAATAATTTTAGCAACTGCAGCTTTACCTAACCAATGGGAAATCTTAATACTGTCTCCTAATCCCCCGGCAATAGCAATTGGGTATCTTCCGCCATCAGGATCATTTTTAAAGTAATCCTGAATTGCTGTCTGAATATTAATTGGATCAATCTTTGCCTTGTCTGGACTTGTGTTGTATTTTTTATTTACTTCTGAGTCTATTACTTGATTAATTCTTTTCTTTAGTGATTTAAGAGCAACTTCGCTACTTAATAGCTTTTTAAATTTTTCAGCAATCCACTTATCATCAGTTGGTATATCTTCAGCCGGTGGATTTTCTGATTTAATTGCAGAATAGTAATCATAGTCTCCGGTTAGACCAGGTCCTCCTTCAGGAGCATTAGTAGAAGTATCGTGCCATTGAGATGGAGTATATTGAACATCTCCAGCTAGAGGATCTAAATCATTATATCCTTGCTCAAATACCTTACTCCAGTCTCTATAGTTCTTAATTACCTTCATTATATTTATTTATTTGTAAATTCAGGCACTCCCTGTAAATACTTATCTAGACTATATCCTTTATATTTATTCAATTCTGCTACTATTGATTTTTCTAATGGCGTCTGTAAATTAAATTCCCAATTATAAATCTCATTTCCAGTAAATGTATTTTCCCACCAAATTTTAGCGGTTGATTTTCCGTTCTCTTTATTATAAATTTTAAAATAAGGTAAAAAATTTGAAAGCGAATTATCACTGAATAGCCCAGATAAATCAGATTCTCCGATGGTTTCTAATGATAAGGATTTAAATTTAATAGTTAAGGCCTTTTTATCTAAATCTACATCTCCTTCTAATTGTAAATCTCCATTTACTTCTATATCTACTCCACTTGTTTTACCTCCTTTAATTTGAGTTATAATCGAAATAGTACCATTAACATCGGCTTTTATCGTAGGGGCTGCATCCTTAATTTTAGAAAGAGCAGGATTGTTAATTTCAACTACTTCAACATTTAAATTGTCTAAAGATATATAAATGCCATAAGGAGTTAGTGTATTTTCAATAAAATTTATTCCTTCCTCTTTTCCCCATTCAACTACATCATCTTTAATCTCTCCTATTTTATCAAAAGCTGCCTGTATTTCTTTTTGATGGAATGTATTATTAGGATCCAATTGCAATACATTCCATCCGTCGCTAATTGCCTTTGCCGTTGCTTCTCCTGCACTGATTACCCCGTCTTTAACGTTAGTTACAATTTTCTTTCCAGTATTATAAGCATCGTCAAATCCTTTCTTTGCCTCTTCTCCAAACCATTTTGCATCGTCCCATAATTTATCTAAAAGTGATTTCGAGGCCTCTTTTTCTTTATTTTTAGTTTCCTCATCCCATTCATATAAAATTGCTCTAAATCTTCTGTAATCCGATTCAGATATTTTATTTTCCTTCCATAATTTAATAACTGCGTCTAGACCCTCCTCGCTCATAACATCCTTCTTATTATAAAACTTTTTAGGAAGTTTTTTCTTAAGGGTTCTCAATAAATCAGATTCAGCAAGAGCAATTGCTTCCCATGCTTTATATGTTTTATCAGATTTTGGCATCAATATAGTTCTACCGGCCGCCTTAGTTTTTGCTTTTAATTTGTTAATCCAAGTTGATATTTTGCCGGTTTTCTTATCTAATTTTATTACTACCTCATCAAATTCTCTCTCCAATACTAATCTAATTCCAAGATCATCCGGATTATTTGTAAATAAAGATTTAGGAACAACTCGATGTCCTTCTTCATTATATTTTTCACATCTATCCCAGGCTGCCTTTTTTTCTTCTTCAGATGCGCTTTCTCTTATTACTATTTCATCTATGACGTTATATTTTACAAGACTGACCTCGTTTCCTTCAGAATCAACTGTTTGTTTATAATATTCATCCTGTTCAAAAATAGCAAATGGCTTAATATAATACATAGATTCGTTGGTTTTCATCGAAGATTCTATATTCTTTTGAATATCATAAAAACTAGATTTTATCCCAGGATCTTTAATAGTAATATTTTTAGGAAACTTTATAGCCTTATTTATATCCTCTTTTGCAAGATCTATTATCCCTAGATTGTATAAGCTAATATATGTCCAACTTATTCTTGCTTTACTGTTCCAGAGAAGTTGAAGAAAATTACCTTTTGCCCAGTTAACAACATCATTAGTTATTTGAGCAGGTAGGCCCTGTTGATTGACTGTAGCTAGGGTCTGTCCACTTGTCTTTTTAATTTCATTAAATATGAAACCTCCCCACTTAGCTGAAAATCTACCTTGCGATGTTGATTTAGTTTGGGCTCCTTCTAAACTTTCATATAAAAACCAAGGCTCGTCTGATCTAGCATAGAGTAGAAAAGGCCCAGTTGACCCTATAAATTTAGTTTGACCGTTTTTAGTACACTTTGCTCCTTTAAATGAAATCTGTATCAGATTTACTCCTTCTGTTCCAGATTGATCTCCGGATATTTTTAATTCCGGTTGGGAGTTAATAAAAATTACGTTTGCTGATTGATCTGTTCCTGACCATAAGACATCTCTAGTCCATTCTAGCCAATTTGGTATTAAGGATCTCTGTTCGTCTTGTTCTAGGATAGAAAATTTTAAAAAGGAATTTTGATCAAAATTGAGATTAGATTCAACTATTCTATTCCAATCAGAATAATTTAGAATTGCCCTTTTTAAATTCATTCGATGCCAAAGATTATTTAGATTTTTTGTATTTTCCTCTTTTATGAGTTTTGCAATCTTTGCAATCACAATCTGATTCACATTCACACTCGGATTCTAAAATAAATCTAGTAAAGTTAGAATGGCATTTACCTTCGTTTGTTTCTCCAACTTCTACCATACCAATTCCAGTATTATTGTAAAGATCCGGGTAATCGTAAGGATTCTTTTTAAATTCTTGTTTATGAACTAGATCTCCACCCATTGCCTTATAAGTTGGATTAAATACTTGATTTTTAAAAGTATCGTCTCTTTTAACAGTTCTCTGAAACCCAGATAATTTTCTATCTTTATCAATGAACTTTCCTCTGCCATCCTTCAAAAGTTTAGCAGACTTAGGGCCACCGAATCCTGGCTTTTTAAGATTCATATAATCATCAAATGTATGAACATCTCTTCTTTGAACATTAAAAGTTTCCATCCTTAGTCTTATTTTATTTAAACTGCAATCTGTCCGATTCTAGTTTCTCTCCAAGTATCAGAAGTAAAGCTAGCTGTAATTTTGTATATGTCAGTTGTACTATAGCCTAGAGTCATTGCACTTAATTCCTTATCTAGGAACATGTTAACGAATGTAAATTCTCTAAATATATCACCTGCCTTATTAAAGATAACTAATCTTGCACTACCAACATAATCTCTCTTTAATCCTTGTCTTCCTGTTAATGGATCGTAAATTAAATCTGCCCATGCTCTTAATGTATTATAAACATACATATTGTTTTCATTATCTAAGTTTACCTCAAATGTACATGATAACTTAGCGAGGGTCTCATTTGGAGTTGCTGCCGCATATGCTCTTTTAGAAAACTTATAGAATTGTGTAACTGACCCAGCTGTCATCTGTTCAGGAATACCAGAAACTGTTAATATTTGCTCTACTAATAGTGGAGCATTAGCATCCCCAGCTAAACCTGCAGGAGGGTTTATAACAAACTCAAACTGGTTTTGAAAAATAGGTTCGTAACTATTTCTAGATGCTACCGAATTATCCCAATGTGGAAGTGGCATATTAATTAGATTATTTTAATTTATTTATTCGTTTATTTCCTACTTTTTTAAACGTATCATTAGTTTAATATTCGTCTGAAAATAAAGTTTCAATATCGTTTCTAGATGAATTCCAAAGATTATGTGATCTACTTGAAAAAGTTTCTACATTTACTCGATCTCCAGCAAATTTTAAATGCAGAGATGGAATAATTGTTTGAAATACCAAATCAGATTTATTATCAATTAGATCATACTCCTTAGCTGCGGATATTTTAACATTAGATCTTTCACTTATCTCTATATCCACTCCACTACCCTTTACTCTAATATTAAAATTAGACCAAGGATCTAAGGTTTCCCCATCTGCTTGATCTACCAGACCGGTAGAAATTTTTAGCACTACGTTTGGATTTCCATTATCGATTCCTGATGTAGAAATTTCTCTTAAGTAGATTTTATTTGTCTTAAAGCTTACTCTATATTGAGTATTTGTAAAGTGACGCTCATTGATATCTGCCTCCTTATCTGGAGCAGCATCTAATTCTACTGAATACTGTGGAGATATTTGTCTCTTAATAAATCTTGATGCTAGATCAAATTTTCTTTTTAAAATGTTTATCTCAGATAGTACATAATACACGGAAGTAGCCTGTCCAGACTTATAATTTAAGTCTGGAAAAACTTTAACTTCATGTAATTTGGTATTTATGTCTTTTTGGTCGAAAACAGTCCTGCCGTTCTCAATTATCCAAGATATGTCATGCGAAACTTTTGCCTGAAAAATAACTCCTCCATCCTTTGCACTAGAATCGTCGAAATAGCCTTCATATACCTGGTTCATAGGCTAGTCCTTTTTCTTATCTAAGCTGTCTCTGGTTAGAGTATAATTTTTCCAAAGCTCACCATAAATATCGCAAGATGCTCCTAAGAAATTAATGATACCAACGAATTTTTGCTTTTGCTCACCTTCCATTCTAGCAACTCTATTACCGATCTTTTTAGCATCGTTAACTGTTAATTCCTCCTCAGGTCTTTTACCAACGAGTTTCTTCAAATCTCCCTTCTTTTCAAGCAGAGCAAACTGACTAAATTTTGTAATGGCTCTCATTATAAGAAATAATTTTATTTTTTATTGCTACCCATAGAAGCGCTCTTCTTCTTAATATTAGCTAGGTGTTGCTTAGTGTATTTATCAAGGTGAGCGGTGTTTTTACCAGAAATTGGTCCAGTTACCATTCCTTGATTAATCCCAGATGCTGATTTTGCATCTTTGTTTGCAACGTTTCCTTTACCGCTATATCCATTAGCTGCGCTTTTGAATACTGACATAAACTGATTATAGTTCATTACAGGGTTTTTCATTATATCCGGATTTTTTTATTATTTATCTTAATACTTCGATAAATTTTAGTAATTTTAAATAAACCAATAAAAATGGAATTACAAAATTGTCCGAATGACTGTTATGTTAGAATATTGGAGCAACGTGACCCTGCGCCTTACTCGGGATATAAAAAAGGGGATCAAATTGATTTAGAAGTGATGATTGCTCAATACGAATATGAAAATGGAGAAGTAGAATCTGCTCCCGTGAGATGTGCTCCTGGATCCCCTCAGGTTTTTCCTGGAGATATTGTTCATTTTCAACATATAGACGGAATGTATTCATTCGGTTATAAAATTGATGAAAAAACTCTAGAGCGTCTTGAAATTGTTCATATTGCAGCATGGACGCTAGTTAAAACTTTAGATATTCCAACATGCCAGAACTAGCTGAAATAAGAATAATGTCAGATTACATAAATAGAGTTTGCCAAGGTGTAGATTTTACTTCATTTGGCTTCTCTAGTAGTGCAATGGATCGTAATCTAGGAATAGTTCAACCCTCTGATTTACAAATATTTAGTATTACTGCCGAATCTAGAGGTAAAGAATTAATACTCAATTTAACACAGGGAAGGAATATTTTTATGAAAATTAGCTTTTCAATGGGAATGTCAGGGAGCTGGAAATTAATAGATGATCGTACCGAGAGCATTCCAAAACACACTCATCTTAAATTCAATTCCATTTCTAGATTTAGTTTATGTCTTGTTGATGTTAGAAGATTTGCAAAGTGGAAGGTTGTTACAGATTGGTCTCAAAACCGAGGACCTGATCCAACTAGAGAATATGACGCATTTGTGGATAACTTGCATCGCAATAAAAAAAGAAAGGTATTCAATAAGCCCATCTGCGAAATCTTAATGGATCAAAAATACTTCAATGGTATTGGAAATTATCTTAGAGCTGAAATTTTATATAGAGCGGATATAGATCCATGGTTGCCTGCAAATGAAGCGGTTGAGCGAGATGAATTATTATCTCTATGTAAACAGATTCCAATTGAAGCCTATCAAATAGGAGGAGGGTCAATTAAGGATTGGAAAAATCCTAATGGAGTACAAAAGGTAAACATAATGGATTGGATGCAGTGCTATGGCAAAGAAGCAAGCACAATAGACGGAACCGGCAGAACCCTTTGGTTTAATCATAAATATTCTAAAAATGATTAATAAAATAAAGAATGCGATAAAGAGATGGTGGAGACGCAATATAGTCGACCGGTGTCCACCTGAATTAGAAGATGAAGAGTTTTCAAATAAATACAGAAAATAATGACAGAAAAAGAAGTTCAATTACTAGGATTTACCAAGCACGAATTTTCAGATAGTTCATATCTAGATTCAAATGGAGTATGGGTACCTGATATCGAAGATTACTATTATGTCTTTGATATTTGCAATGGAATGAGTTTCATTACCGGCAGTAAAAGCGAGATTCTTGAAGATGAATGGTATGTTGATGTGTTTAACACTGAGCATCCTATTAGATTTTATAATTTTGCAATCGTCCAGGGCCTAATTAATCAATTAAGTGCTGCAATGATTAAATCTTAAGGATTTAATCCCGGTATAATAATTAAAGGTCCGCTAGCTCAGCTGGATAGAGCAACTGCCTTCTAAGCAGTAGGTCTCAGGTTCGAATCCTGAGTGGATCACGAGGCTGGGTAGCTCCCGGATGAACTTAGGGCGGTATCGGGCTAGCCTAAGAGAGATTGACAAAAAGCCCGTCCATAGTCAGGTGGGTGTAATGAGGGATTGGTCCCGAGTCCAGTAAAATGGTTGCTTATCCGGTTCGAGTCCGGCCCTGACTGCGCAAAAAACACGGATGGAGTTTCCTTACCTCTTTGGAGATGGGTTTTAAAAATCTAACGGTCCTATAGCTCAGCCGGTTAGAGCAACTGACTCATAATCAGTAGGTCCCTGGTTCGAGCCCAGGTGGGACCACTTAAATAAAATAGAATTTGAAAAAGATTAACCTTAAGTATGATCCAAGACCTCAACAATTAGAGATTCTAGATTTCGTAAAAAACTCTATTGAGTCTGAGAATAAAAAATTCATGATGGTTGATGCTCCAACTGGAGTAGGTAAATCTTTTGCAGCAGTAATGATTGCTGACTGGTATATTAAGGAAGTTAATCCTAGAGCAAGGGTTACTATGTTAACCAACAGTAAAATTCTACAAGATCAATATGTTAAAGATTTTGATTTTATATCCTCATTAAAAGGCAGTAATTCATATTGGTGTAGAAATAGTATGATGGCATGTGGAGAATCTAAGATTCTTAATAAGGCTAAAGAAAATTCTAAAGGATGCAATGGATGCCCTCATTCAATTGCCCAATCTGGATTTGTTAAAGATAGATTAAGCCTAACTAATTTTCATTTAATTACTGCTTATTCTATGTATAGTCCAGATATCTTAGCTGATAGAGGAGCTAATTTATTAATCATAGATGAAGCTCATGAATTTGAAGAAACATTCTGTGATTTTATATCCTCAGTCTTTTCTAAAAAATCACTTACTATTCTAGATATTTGGGAAGAATATATGGCTAAGGATTTTGAAGAAATAATTACTATTAAGCAGCTTTCAAACTACGTTAAAAAAGTAATAATACCAAGACTAATTAACAGAATTGATAGCCTTTTAGAAGATGCAAAATCAACTAGATCAAAGAATAAAAAAGCAGAATTAGTTAAAAAAGCAGACCATTGTGATAAATCAATGTGCAAATATAATAGATTCATTAAAGATGAAGATAGCTATTTAACTAATTGGATTTTTGAAAGAGAACTTGATTCAGATGGTAATTTTAAAATATCAGTTGAGCCAATATGGGCTAATCAATATCTAAAAGATCTTTTTTGGAAGCAATATGATCATATTATATTTATGTCAGGTACAATATTAGATCCTAAAATGATGGGATTCTTAATGGGACTAAATTCTGAGGAATATACATATCTTTCCCTTCCGTGTCCTTTTCCAACTGAAAATAGGCCAATAATCTACTTAAAATTTGGTAAAATGTCTTATTATGATAAGACTCAAACCTTTAAAAGATCAGTACCAATTATTAAGAAAATACTTGAAAAGAATGTAAACAATAAAGGAATAATACATTCTGGAAATTATGAATTTAACAATTGGATATCTAGATCAATTAAAGACCGCAGATTATTAATCCACGATGCATCTACTCGAGAGAAATCTTTGAATCATCATCTAGAATCTAAATTAAACACCGTCCTAGTTTCTCCTTCTATGATAAATGGAATTGACCTAAAGGATGAATTATCTAGATTTCAAATAATATTAAAGGTTCCTTTTCCAAATTTAAGAAGCACTAAAATTAAAAAAAGACTTGAAACCAATCCTGATTGGTATAATTGGAAGACCTCGATTGATATTATGCAATCTTATGGAAGATCAATTAGAAATGACGAAGACTGGGCAGAAACATATATATTAGATGAGTGCTTTGATCAAATATTAAATAATAAGATAGTTCCTAAATACTTTTTAGAAGCTTTAAAAACAAAAAAATTAAAATAAACTAAAGATATGAAAATCATCGGCGACCCAATATTAAGCTCGGTCTGCATCTTTATTTCTCAACTTATATTTGTATATTTAAGAACATTAAATGTTATATATACCTCTAAAAAAAATATAGTTGGAGCAGTCGTAACTGGAAATGGATTAGCTTTAGTATGGTTAATCTCTATTGCAATCGGAACTCACTCAATCATGAATGGAGAAATACTTCCTATAATTTCTTTTCTAATCGGTGGAACCATTGGCACGTATTTGGGTATTAAAAAGGAAATATCTAAAAAAGATTAAAAAATACTCATATTATAACATGGCAAAGCAAAAATCTATTGAAACAAAATATCAAAAGCTTACTGATGTCGAGCACGTTCTTTTAAGACCATCAATGTATATTGGATCAGTTGCAATACATACTGGAGATCAATATCTATACGACGGAGAAAAAGTAAGAATTGAAGAAGTACACTATAATCCAGGTTTCATTAAAATATTTGATGAAATTGTTTCAAATTCAGTAGACGAGCATCGTAGAAATCCAAAATTAAATGAGATTCGAATTACCATAAACCTAGATACTACTGAGATTTCAGTCTGGGATAATGGAGGAATCCCAGTTGAAAAGCATCCAGTTCATAAAGAATGGATTCCAGAAATGATCTTTTCAAATCTTAAGGCAGGTTCAAACTTTGATGACTCAGAGCAGCGCACTGTTGCCGGTACAAACGGAGTAGGATCTACTCTAACTAATATATTTAGTAAAAAGTTTTCAGTTTCTACATGTGACGGTATAAACAAATTCGAGCAAACTTTTACTGATAATATGGGCAAGAGATCCTCTGCCAAAATAAACCCAGCTAAACGCGGTTTTACAGAAATTTCATTTTTCCCAGATCTTGAACGTTTTAAAATGAAGATAATAGATGAGAATTCCTTTCAAATTCTATTTAAAAGATGTCTAGATTTAGTTGGATGTAACAATAAACTCACTTTAAAATTAACAAAGATTAAGGATGGAAAGAAGCAAGATTTCCTATTAAGGTTTAAAAGCTTTGAAGAATACATTCAATTATATGCAAGTGAATATTTCTTTGAAGAAACAAAAAATTGGAAGATCGGATTTGCCAAATCCGAAAATGGATTTCAAAATGTAAGCTTTGTTAATTCAGTACATACAAAGGATGGAGGAACTCATGTGGAATACATTACAAATCAATTAATTTCTCAATTAAGAGAAATGATTAAGAAAAAACATAAAGTAGATGTGAGGCCAAGTGATATTAGGAACCACTTATATGTTTTTATTGATTCCACTATAGTAAACTCATTTTTTAGTTCCCAGACTAAAGAAAAATTAATCACAGAAGTTAAAGACTTTGGAACTAAACATGAAGTTACTGATAAAATTGCAAAACTAGTCTTTAAATCCGAGATAATCCAATCTGTTTTAGATTGGATAGAGAAGAAACAATTAGCAGAAGAGAGAGCAGAACTTAGAAAATTAAATAAATCTTTAGATAGGGGTAGAATTCCAAAATTAATAGATGCTCAAAGAAAAGACGGTCGAGATAAATGTATACTTGGAATATACGAAGGAATGTCCGCCCTTTCTGCCGTTCGTAAATTTAGAGATACTCAATTAATAGGAGCATATCCACTTAAGGGTAAATTCATAAATGTTCATGAACTTCCAAATTCCAAGGTAATTCAGAATGAAGAAGTCAAAGGTTTAATGGGATCAATAGGTCTTAAATTAGGAGAGGATCCTAATAATTTAAGATATGGAAAGATTTATATTTATACCGATGCAGATCCAGACGGAAATTCAATTGCCGCCCAGTTAATCAATTTCTTTGCTAAATATTGGCCAGAAATGTTTGAAACTGGAATTATTTATAAAGTTATGACTCCGCTAGTAGTTGCTAAAAAAGGTAATCAAGTTCAAAATTTCTATACAAATCAGGAGTTTGAAAATTGGTCAAATAAGAAATCAACAAATGCATCTTCTTGGAATATTGAAT